AGAAGCATCTCTTAAAACAGTAATCAAATCAGTATGGAATGCTGGTGGAGACCCATCTATGATTATGTGTGGGCCTTTCAACAAGCAAAAATTATCAGGATTTACTGGTAATTCTACTAGATTTGACGCTGGTGCAGATGCAACTTTATACACTTCAGTAGACGTGTACGCATCTGACTTTGGTCAACTTCAAGTAGTACCTAATAGATTCTCTAGAGATAGAGACGCTTATGTACTTGATATGGAATATTTCGGTATTGCATTCTTAAGAGACTTTTCTATGCATGAACTAGCAAAAACTGGTGACTCAGAGAAAAGACAACTTCTTGTAGAAGCAACTCTTGAAACTAGAAACGAAGCAGCTTCAGGTTTAGTTGCTGACTTAACTACATCATAATAAGACACGTATTTAGGGGGGTAACCTTAGTACTACTCCCCTAGTACTTAATTAAACAATTGAAGATCAGAGATAGGTTATGATCGGAACAATAGGATAATACAATGAGAACATTAAACGATTACTTTATAACATCAGCAATACCTGACGTATCATCAGCATCTTCAACTTTTGTTGTTGTGCCAGACGCAGGTAGAATTATTAAAATTTTTGCACATAACAAAGCAACTACTACAGGAACAGCAGCTATTACTTTTGAAATAGATGGTGTAGCTTGTACAACTGGAGCTATTAGTCATATAGCTGCAAGTTCTGCTGGAAAACAATATACTGCAGAACCTTCAGGTTTAAACGAAGTAAACGAAGGATCATTAATTGAAGCAATCACTAATGGTGGTTCAACAAATGCATCTAAAATGGAAATCACTTACGTTATAAGAAGATAATTAATTATGGGGATGGCAACATCCCCTAACAAAAGGAACATAATATGAATTATGCATTAAGACATGGAGTTACACTTAAAGTTACTTCAGCATCATCAAATGCTAGAAGCTCTGCATTTACAGATGGAACAGAATATATTAGAGTAGTTAGTACTATTGCTTGTCACATAGCAGTAGGCGTAGCCCCAACAGCTGCAGTTACTACACCACTATTACCAGCTAATGAAGTTGAAATTATTAAAGTATCAGCTGGAGAAAAAATAGGTGTATTAAGAATAGGTTCATCAGACGGAGAATTATACGTTACAGAACTAACTGAATAATTTATGGGTAAGATAAGATCAGTTGAATATGATGCAGGTGTAAAGACTAAATACATCCAAGAGTCTGATGGTCAATTAACTATCAATAACTCTCAAGATGTAAACCCTTTGTTAAAAAGAAACAAAGCTCTTTATAATCATGACTCTGGTTATATCTCAGGTGCTAAAGAAATGAAAAGAGTGGCAAGTATTCCACCTTTAATACTTTCAATATGGGCTAAAGAATATAACGGAACTAACAACTGGTTTCAATTACCTAAAGACATTCAAAGAAAAATTATGAGAACTAAACTTAATAGTAATGAGTTTAGATATTTTAGAACAGCTGAAGGAAATTTATAATGGCATTAACATCATACTCAGGACTAAAAGCATCTATAGCAGATTGGCTTAATAGATCTGACTTAACAAATCAAATTGACGATTTCATTGGATTAGCTGAAGCTGATTTTAATGCTAAGTTAAGAATAAGACAAATGGAACAAATAGATGCTATTACAATAGACTCAGAAACAGAAACTGTTCCTACTGGTTTTATTGGAGTAAGATCATTTTATATATTGTCTGCTGCTACCAAGTACGCATTAAAATATATTACACCTCACAATATGTTTGAGATTAAAGCAGGATCTACAACTGCTAGACCTAGAGTTTATACAATTGAAAGTGATGACGCAGCAGAATCTTTAAGATTTGGCCCTGCACCAGACACAGCTTATACTGGTTACTTATCATATTATAAAAGATTTACAGCACTAAGCGATACAGCTACATCTAATTACATATTAGTTAATCACCCTGGAATATATTTGTATGGTTCTTTATACCATGCAGCAAACTTCTTAGGTGGTATAGATCCTAACCAAGTTCAACAATGGTTACAAATGTATATATCTGCTTTAGAAAGATGTGAAAATAACGACAAACAAGATTCATATGGTGGAGCTCCTGTTCAACAAAGAACAGATATACAAACCGACTTATCATTTTATAGGAATAGATAATGATTGATAAAAAAGAAAAGAAACAATTAAAAAAAGCATCAGCTCATCACTCAAAAAAACATATGAGTATGATGGTTAGAGATATGAAAGCTGGAGTTAGTTTTAATAAAGCTCACAAAAAAGCCGTTAAAAAAGTAGGCAAATAATGCAAATACCTTTTGGAGAATGGCTACCTGATCAACCAGCACATGGTATGAAAGGTGCTAACGTAGCAACTAATGTTTATCATACTTTAGGATCTTATAAAAGATTTCCTTCATTGGTTCCTTATTCTGCATCATCTACAGTAGGTAAAGATGCACATGGTTCAGGATCATTTAGAGACAACTCTAATGTTGTATATAATTTTGTAGCAACTAAAACAGATATATTTCAATTAGCATCAGGATCTTTTACTTCTCGTAAAGGAAGTTTAACAGGTGATGATACTGATTATTGGACATTTACACAATTTGGACAATACGTAATTGCAAGTAATGGAGTAGATCAACCTCAATATTATTTAATGGGAACATCTACAAATTTTGCAAATCTTAATGCAATTCAAACAGCAGGTACTACACCTTTGTTTAGAGTCTCAGGAGTAGTTCGAGATTTCTTAGTAACAGGTAATATAGTAAACGCAACTAACAGAATACATTGGTCTGGTATTAATGATATTAGTGCATGGTCAGGTAAACAATCAGACTTTCAAGACTTACCAGGATCTGGTGGACAGATAGTTGCAATAACTTCTGGTGAAGTTGGTTATGTATTTAGACAAAATCAAATAGTTCGTATGGACTATGTTGGAGGAGCAGTTGTATTTAGACTGTCAGTTATATCTCCAAACAGAGGAGCAATATTTGGAAGAACAGTATGTCAAGATAATAGACGTGTATTTTTTTATGCAGATGATGGCTTCTACGAAATTCAAGGAGATAACGTAGCACCTATTGGTGTAGAAAAAGTTAATAGATTTTTTGATCTTAATTTAAACAAAGCATATTCAGATAGAATAGTAGCAGCAACAGATCCATTTAATAACTTAGCTATGTGGTTGTACCCAAGTGTAAATAATACTAATAATACTACAGGTATTTGTGATAGAATGATTATATATAATTACGCTACACAAAAATGGTCTTTAGCAAAAGTTAATGCTAGTCAAGTATTTCCACAATTTGTTGGAGCATATACAGTTGAGTTAATGGATATTATATCTGAAAATCTTGAAAACATTAATGCTAACTTAGATACTGATTTTTGGGATGGTGGACAAATGTTTTTAGGTGGAATAAATGGAGATTTTAAAGCTGCAATCTTTTCAGGAAACTCTAATGAATGTGAAATAGAAACAGCAGAAATAGAAGGTTTCCCAGGAGCTAGAACTAACATTCAAGGAATTAGACCAATAGTAGATGCAGAAGCAACAGTTACTGTAAAAACTAGAGAAAGATTAGCAGACACAGAAACAGAATCTAGTTCATCTTCTATGGTAGCAAGTGGTATTAATCCAGTTAGACAATCAGGAAGATACATAAGAGCTAATGTAAAAATAGCTTCAGGAACAAGTTTTAATCATGCACAAGGTATAGACATTGTAGCATCAAAAGCAGGATATAGATAATGGCAGATACAATAGATATTGATAATGTAAGATATTCATTTGAAGCACAAGAATATTTTCAAAGACAATTAGAAGAAGCAGTTAACACATTAGTAAATAAAAATAATACTGAAAGCGATAAAGCATTCAGTTGGTTTATGAATTAGGGAGAATTATGGCAGGAACATTTTTAGGAAAATACGATACAACATCAGCAAACAATACAGCTACAGGAACTAATTCAGTTTCAGTTGCTGAAGGAATGCTACCATCAAATATCAATAATGCTTTTAGAAGCGTTATGGCAGATATTAGACAGCATTACAATAATGCTGAATGGATTGAATATGGAGATGGAGCAGGTGCATATACACCAGCTTATGTTTCAGGAACAAGTTTTACAATAGCAGGAGTTAATGTAACAGCTATTTATCATGTTGGACGTAGAGTTAAAGTAGTTGCAAGTACACCAGGCACTATTTACGGATCAATTACAGCAGTAGCATTTTCTACAAATACAACAGTTACAGTATCTTGGGATTCAGGAAACTTATCTGATGAAGCTATTACAAGTGTATTTATTGGAGCTCTAGCTAATACAAACAAATCTATTCCTATTGCAAGTATTGCAACAGCTAATATAATAGATGACGCAGTTACAGCTGCAAAAATGGCAGCTAATTCAGTAGATTCAGATTCATACGTAGATGGTAGTATTGATCTAGCACATATGTCTGTAAATAGTATAGACAGCGATCAGTATGTAGACGCATCAATTGATCTTGCACATTTATCTGCAGACTCAGTAGATGGATCTAAAATAGCAGATGATGCTATTGATTCTGAACATTACACAAATGGTAGTATTGATACTGCCCATATAGCTGCTGACCAAATAGTAGGATCTTTAATTGCAGACAATGCAATTGATAGCGAACATTATACTGATGGGTCAATTGACACAGCACACATAGCTGACGATCAAATTACAACTGCTAAAATTCCTGACTCAGCAATTACTTCTGCTAAGATTGCAGATGGTGCAATTGTTAATGCAGATATAAATGCTTCTGCTGCAATAAACTTTTCTAAAATGGAAAATCTTACTACTGCAAGAGCTTTAGTATCTGATGGTAGTGGAGATGTATCTGTTAGTGCTATTACATCAACTGAACTAGGATATTTAGATGGAGTAAGTTCAAGTATTCAAGATCAAATAGATGCAAAAGGTGCTTCTAATGCTAACTTAACAGCTATTGGTAATTTAGCAAAAACAGATGGTAATTTAATTGTTGGTAATGGATCAACATGGGTTGCTGAAAGTGGTGCTACTGCTAGAGCTTCTTTAGGATTAGGCACTATTTCAACACAAGCTGCTAATAGTGTTTCTATATCTGGTGGATCAATTACTGGACTTGGAACTCCATCTAACAATACAGATGCAGCAACTAAAGTTTATGTAGATGGATTAGTTACAGGGTTAAAAACTAGAATTATTTGTAGAGCTGCAACAACAGCTAATATAACAACAGCTACAGATTTACAAGCTGGAGATAGTTTAGATGGTGTTACACTTGCAGAAGGAAACAGAGTATTAGTTAAAAACCAATCTACTGCATCACAAAATGGAATTTTTACAGTAGCAGCTAGTGGAGCTAATGCAGGTAGAGATACAGAATTTGATGCTATTGCAGAACTTGCTGGTCAAATGGTTATTGTTCAAGAAGGTTCTGTTAATGCAGATAAATTTTTTCTATGTACTACTGATAGTTCAGCAAGTTTAGGATCAGATTCAATTACTTTTACAGTTGTTCAACCATCTAATGTTGGTGATGTAACTTTAAATGGAACACAAACTTTAACAAATAAAACTTTAACTGCTCCTAAAATTACAAGTATTGTAACTACTTCAAATGCAGATATAGAACTAGCTCCTAATGGTACTGGTCATGTAACTGTTAAAGGTAATACTAATCCAGGTTCTATTCAATTTAATTGTGAAAGTAATTCACATGGTCAAATATTAAAAGCACAACCTCATTCAGTTGGTACATCAGCAACAATTGTTTTACCAGCAGCAGCTGGTACATTAGTTGGAACTGGTGATACAGGTACTTTACCTTTAGTAGCTATTGATATTGATGGTGGAACTGATATAGGTGCAGACTTAACTACATCAGATTTAATTGTAGTAGATGATGGTGCTAGTGGTACAAACAAAAAAGCAGCATTATCAAGAATGATAACATTAGTACAAGCTAATATAGACGACCCAACAGCACTTGCAATTGCACTTGGATAAATTAATAATAAGGAGAAAATAAGAAATGGCAAACACATTTAAGACAGTAACATTTGCAGCAGAACCAGCTAGTGCTGGGACTCCTTATGTTATGTATACAGTAGCATCTAGTACAACAACAGTTGTATTAGGATTGATACTTACAAATATTCATACAGCAGCTATTACAGTTGAAGTAGAACTTAACAGTGATACAGCAAATAGAGCTGTTGCAAACAATACTGCAAACGGAATATCATTTTTAGTTAAAGATGTAACTATTCCTGCTGGAAGTTCACTAGAGCTTTTATCTGGTGGAAAAGTTGTCTTAGAGGCAACAGACGCATTAAGAATAGATTGTTCAGTAGCTGATAAAGTTTCAGGTACACTTTCAATAATGGAAATTACATAGGATTAATTTATGAGTTATATAGGAAAAATTCCAGCAAACGCAGTACTTACAACTGCTGATCTAGCAGATGGTATTGTTACTGCTGCAAAAATTGAAGATGGTACAGTAGTCGCAGCTGAGCTTGCAAGTAATGCAGTAACAACAGCTAAGATAAATGCTGATGCTGTAACAGGTGCTAAAATAGCTGATAATGCCATTAATAGTGAACACTACACAGATGGTTCAATCGACACAGCACATATAGCTGACGTTAATGTAACACAAGGTAAAATTGCAGATCAAGCTATTAACGAAGCTAAAATGCAAATAAGTAATGCACCTACTAATGGTTATTTACTTTCTGCTCAATCTGGAAATACTGGTGGTCTAACGTGGGCTGCTGCTCCAAGTGGTGGTTTATCTAATGCAGATTTTTGGAGATTAAATGCAGATGTTCAATTTGGTACTGGCACTCGAGTACTAGATGAGTATTGGGAAAGAGTTGATACTGATAGTTTTGGAGTTATTGGAACTGGAATGAGTGAAAGTTCTGGTATATTTAGTTTTCCATCAACTGGTATTTGGTTAATACAACATCAAGTAAGTCTTTTTAGAAGTAATGGAGAAATTCAAAGGCATGATAGTAGAATAGCAATGACAACAAATAATTCAAGTTATGATGATGCTGCTCAATCTCATACGTCAACTGATGATGCAAATTATAGACAAAGCACTTGTTTCTCTTTTATTTTTGATTGCACAAATGTATCAACTCATAAAATAAGATTTTATTATTCTGATGCTGGCAATAATAACCCAACTTTAGTTGGTGCAACAAATGCTACTAATACTGGTGCAATGTTTTTAAAATTAGGAGATACATAGGATAAATTATGACAGAATTAGAATATTTTAAATTAGCTTTAGCTTCACTTCATCAAGGTGGATGGTTCACTTGGAAAACACATGATGCAGATAAAAATAAAATTGCTCCAATAGATAGAATGACTTATGCAAATATAGTTGTAACTAAAGAAGGAGTTTCAAAACCAAGTGAAGCAGAAGTAAATGCAAAGATACAAGAAATTAAAGATGCTGAAACTGCAAGAGCAACAAAAAAAGCATCTGCAAAAACAAAACTAAAAGCACTTGGTTTAGATGATGCAGAACTTAAAACTTTAGGATTATAATATGGCTTACATAGGCAGAGAACCACAGATAGGAAACTTTCAAATCTGTGATGCAATATCAACAGTAAATAACCAAGCTGCATATACTATGCAAGTAAGTTCAGTTGATGTATTACCAGAAAGTGCTAACCATATGATTGTTAGTTTGAATGGAGTTATACAAAAACCAAACAGTTCTTATACTGTATCTGGTGCAACAATAACTTTTGCTAGTAACCTTGTTACTGGTGATGTAATAAACTTTATACAAATATTAGGATCAGTTCTTGATCTTGGAGTACCTAGTGATGATACAGTTACAAAAGCAAAATTAGCAGCTGAAGTAGATATATTTGCTGGAACATCTTTAACTGCTGCTGATCTTGGATCTGGTATTCATATTAAAACAGGAGATACTGGACAAGGAACAGCTCAAGCAGAGGCTGATGACTTAGTTATAGAAGGTTCTGCAAATGCTGGAATTAATATTTTATCTGGTTCTACTAGTCTAGGCATGATTTCTTTTGGAGATAATAGTGATGCTAACATAGGTTTTATTCATTATAATCACAATAATAATGCTATGACATTTAGAACTAATACTTCTGACACAATGATTATTGACAGTGCTGGTCATGTAACAAAACCATTACAGCCAGCAGTTCATGCTGTTCCTAATGCTGCACAAAATGATATGGCAACTGGAATTGTTACCATTGTTCTTGGTGCTGAAGTTTATGATACTAATTCAGATTTTAATGTTTCAAATTCAACCTTTACTGCTCCAGTTACAGGTAAATATTTGGTTGCTTGTAATGTAGATTTAAGTGATATTGATACAGCTACTCAATGGATGTATGGTAATTTATTAGTATCTTCTAATAGAAATTATTACATGAATTCTACTGATCCAAGAAAAGATTATTCAGCTGATATTTCAAAAAGTTTTAATGGTACAGCAATAGTTGATATGGATGCAAACGATACTTTACTTCTTAAAATAAGAAGTTCAGCACATGGTGCAGCACAAATGAATGTTGTTTATGGTGGTGGTGAAACTTGGCTAACAATATCTTTATTACAATAATGACGAAACAATCAACCTTAAAGGAGGTATAACAATGGCAATAACAATAACAGTAACAATAGACGACACTAACGAAAAAGTTTTAAAAAATGATTTGTTAGATATTAACCAATGGGTGCAAGACGCAGTTGTTGGAAAAGAAAACAATGCTTGGAAAAGATTTCAAACAGAGTGGACTACAAAACTTATGAATGATGCTAGTTTTACAGATGCAATACCATCTAACAAAACTGATTTTGTAAATTTAGTAACTGCTAGAGCAGATTATCAAACTAGAGAACAAAAAGAAGCTGAATAGGAATATAGAAATATGGCAATAATAAAAGTAATTACACCCTCAGTAACTGACGCAAATATTACAACTGCTAAAGTAACTGATAACGCAATTACATTAGCTAAGATGGCTAGTGGTACAGATGGAAACATTATTAGTTATGACGCAAGTGGAAACCCAGTTGCAATAGCTACAGGATCAGACGGACAAGTTTTAACTTCTACTGGTGCTGGGTCACCTCCAGCTTTTGAAGCATTGCCTGGTGGTGTTAACACTCCAGCTTTTCAAGTTAGATTAAGTAATGAACCATCTGTTTCTGCTAGTACATGGACTAAATGTCCGTTTAATAATGAAATTTATGATGTTGGAGGTTGTTATGACCATTCAACTAATTATAGATTTACTCCAACTACTGCTGGTAAATATGTTTTTTATGTTCAAATTGGTTTTACTACTATGGCAGATGGAAAATATATGTTTGCGTCTGTATATAAAAATGGTTCAGCTATTTTTGGTGACGGAAATGCAATAAATCATACTGGATTTGCTGGTGGGCCTTCTTCAAGATACACAATTACAGCAGAAGCTAATGGCTCATCAGATTATTTTGAAGGTTACGCTTGGCACAATGATGGCTCAAGTAGAAATTTTACTGCTGGGTGGAGTTTTTTTGGTGGCTACAAATTAATAGAATAGGAAAATAAATTATGGCACAATTAGACACAAAAATAAAATTATACGCAGCAGCAAATGGTGTAGCAAACATTGATTTTTTATCTGATGTTATGTTGCAAGATGATGGAGATGGAGTTGTTTATATTAAGGAATGGAATTTATCTATTGCTCAACCAACTGCTGAACAATTAGCTAGTTATGAAACAGCAGTATTACAACTTCAAGCTGACTATGATGCTAAACAATATCAAAGAGATAGAGTTTATCCTAGCATTGGAGATCAACTAGATATGTTATGGCACTCTATAGATCAAAACCCAGCTTTAAAATCTCAATACTTTAATTTTTATGAAGCTATTAAAGCAGTTAAAGTAAAAAACCCTAAATAGTATATGGCTAATAGTTATAAATTTAAAGGTGTTGCATTAGCAACAGGTAGTGAGACTGCATTATTAACAGCAGCAACTGACGAAACTTTAATTATTAAATCTATATTAGTTACAAATAACACAGGAAACACACCAACTTTATCTTTAGATGTTTTAGATAGTTCGGCAAGTGCAGAATTTACAATACTTAAAACACATACGTTAACTGCTAATACATCAGGAGAAGTATTCACAGGATCACCATTAATATTAGAATCTGCAGACGCATTAAAAGCTACAATTAGTAGTTCAGATTCTATTCATTTTGGTATATCTTATATGTCAGTTACATAATGAAATTAGTACAAATTCCTAAACAGAATGTTGAAGAAGTCTGGCATATAGTAGTTAAAGATATAGCAGACGCATTAGCAAGATCTAATGGATATGCTTTGGCAGACCACATTAAAAAATGGATTCTAGAAAATAAAATGCAGTTATGGATTCTATGGGATGAAGAAGATAAACAAAAGTATTTTGGTACAGTAGTAACAGAAGTAATAACAAGACCATTACAGCGATGTCTTAATATTAGAATTATGACTGGTAAGCATCGTGAAAAATGGCAACATTTAATAAAACATATTGAAGAATTTGCATGGCAAAACAAGTGTGATTTATTAGAGTTGGTTGCAAGACCAGGTTGGAAGAAAATTTTAAAACCATTTGGTTATAAAGAAAGTCATATATTATTAGAAAAAAAAAAGGAGAACTAAATATGTCATCAGGAGGTGGAGGAACTACTACTACAAGCACAGCAGTACAACCTTATTCAGCAGCAGAACCAGGACTTAATCAGATTTTATCTGAAGCAGGTACTATATACGGACAAGGCCCACAAGGGGCAGGTTACGTAGCACCATCACAACAAACTTTACAAGGTTTAGGTGCATCAGAAACTATTGCAGGTGCTGCAAATCAACAAATATTAGATACTATACAAGGTCAGTATAGCAATCCATTTTTATCTCCAATGATTGCTCAAGCTGGTAATGATATATATTCTAGTGTTGCAGGACAATTTAGTGGAGCAGGTAGAACACCTGGATCTCCAATGATGCAAAGCCAAGTAGTTGGACAAGTTGCAGATAAAATGGCACCTTATGCATTTCAAACTTACAATGCTGAAAGACAAAGACAACTATCTACAGCACAAGGCGTACCTAGTCTAACAGCAGTAGGTGGAGCTTTAGAAGATATTACAAGACAACAAAACATGGCACCTCAACAATCATTAGCTCAGTACTATAATACTGTAGCACCGATTGCTTTTGGATTGCCAACTCAACAAAACACAAGCCAAGCACCAGCCCCTAATGCTTTAGGTATGGCTGCAGGTGGAGCTATGTCAGGAGCCAGTATAGGTTCTATGATGGGTGGAATGCCTGGAGCTATGATGGGTGGAGCTATCGGTGGACTTGGTGGATTATTAGGAGGACTATTATAATGAAAATACAAGAACATATACCACATTTTGTAAAAGAACATAAAAAAGCAATAGCAATTGCTATTGTTATTTTAATTATTGCAATAATTATATAAGGATAAACTATGTCAGGTGGAGGTGGTGGATCAGGAAATGATAATGGTGGAAGTGATATGCAAGTATCAGGAATGGAAGCTGCATACTCAAATGAAAAAGGTATAAGCACAGCAGCAGATACTAGAGTTTCAAATACTTCTTTTAGTAGAGGTAATGATGAAATTAGAGGTAACAATGAAATTGATCATGCTGACTCTCAAGGAAATATAGTTACTTCAACAATTGGATATGGAGAAGGTCAAGTAGATCCTAAATTAGCAGAAGCTAGATTAGGTGCTGATACTTCTACTGTAGGCATTGCTGCACGAGAACCATATTCTAATTCTGAAATAGAAAAAGGTTATACAGATACAGGTGAAAAATTATCTCAAGTAGGTGCTGGTAAATACATGACTAAACAAGAAATGTATAATACTGGGATTATTGAAAGAGGTATGGTTGATGGAGTTCAATCAGGTGAAGATGTTCAAGGTAGAGTACAAGTAAATCCAAATACAGGTGAACTTGAAAGAACTGATATGACATTTTCTGAACATTGGAAAAATGCACCAAAAGCTTTAATAGCATCTCCTACATTAAGATTTTTATATGCTAGTGGAAAAAACGTAGGTGAGTGGGCAAACAAAAAAGGATTTGAAGGTTATAGCGAAGCAGGTAAAAGACCTAATGATTTTTTAGGTAATCTTTCAGATGGATCTAGTAGCAATACAACTAGCCCATTTAATACTGGTGGATCAGAAAGAGATATGATGAATGCATTAG